AAATAATACTTACTATAGTTCAACAGGAAACACATCAAGTATTAGATTTCAAGCATTTACCGTAGGTGGAAGTGGAAATTCAGACACAACTATACTCGCACAGTCAGCACACGGAGACCTAGCATGAGTACCATTCTTGTAAACACGCTCACTGGTAAAACCACTGCTGGCTCTATTGCAGTCACAGGTGAAGGTGGTAGCACGACAACTAATCTTCAGCAGGGGTTGGTAAAAGTTTGGTTAAACTTTAACATGTCAGGTACACCTTCTGTAAGAGACAGTTTAAACCATAGTTCTATAGCAGACAACGGCACAGGTGATTTTACCCTTACCCGAACAAACAATATGAACAATGATGATTATTCTGTTGCTGGAATGTGTAGCCAAAATTTAAGTAGCAACCCAGCAAATTTGTCATTCGGTGTGCCTGACAATAGTTCTATGAACACTTTTTCAACATCTGCAACAAGAACCAGTTGTAAATTTGGTTCTGGTTCTGCTATGGGTGATATGCCTTTAGGCTGTTTTCAAGTTATGGGAGACCTCGCATAATGGCTGGCAAGATTATCGCAGATACGCTGGAACACAGCACCGCAGGGTCGCTTGATACGCAATACGTTGTGAATGGTAGTGCAAAGAATTGGCTGGCATTTGATGGAACAGCGACCACACCAGCGGCTAGAGGAAGTTTTAATCACAGTAGTATCACAGATAACGATACTGGTGATTTTACTAATAATTTTACAAGTTCATTAGCGGATGTAAATTATGCGCCTATGATTTTAGGAAGCCACGATGCTAGTAATTATTACACAGGTTTAGAATTAGTAACAATCGCAACAGGCTCTGTTCGCTTCCACACTAAATATGCGGCAAATAATACGAAGTATAATATGACAGATACCATTTGTACCATTCATGGAGACCTAGCATAATGAACACACCTGAATTTCAAGGCACACACTTGTGGGACAGGTTGTGCTGGGCAAAAGAAAACCTAGAAGGCTATCAGTCAGAGTATCGTGTAGTGTATGAGGACAGCATAGACGAGTGCGCTAAGATACTTGCACCAGACCCTAACTGGATGGCTTGTGCATTGCAGGGTGGCATCCTACCGCCTGTGTGGGTATACTGGGAACTTGCCAAAGACGAAGCGCAGCCAGACTTTAAGAAACATACTCGTGGTTATCTGTTGCATCAGACAGAGCCGATGGAAGCCATGACAGAAGAACAGGCGATTGAGTACCTGATTATGAAAGATTGCCCCCAGCACGTTTGGCGGGAATGGAATACAGGCAACAAACCCAAGATGGTTATTTGCCGCAAGGAACAGTTACCAAGCACTAGGGAGTGGCGCAATGCTTGGAAGATAACTGAAGAACTAACCGTCACTGATTTAGCAGCCTAAGAGGAGAAACCTAATGGCAACAACATACATCGTAGACAAGGACGGGAATCAGATAGATGCTTCTACGGCTACCGTTCCTTCTGACCGTCACTTTCGTGGTGCATGGTCATTGAGTGGCAAAGTTATATCAGAAGATATGGACGCAGCCAAAGAAATCTTCAAGGACAAAATCCGTGAATTTCGTGCGCCTCTGCTTGAAGCAGAAGACGTGGTGTACATGAAAGCACTTGAAGCTGGTGACACAGATGCACAAGCGGCTAGTGTTACTAAGAAAAATGCCCTTCGTGATGCCCCAGCAGCATCTGCAATTACTAATGCAGCTAATATTGCAGCACTGAAAGCAGCTTGGGATACAGACGTACTTGGTGATAGCCCTTACGCATAATGCGTGGGGCTTCCCTTGTTTAGGAGAAAATAGATGCCGTTAACAAAAGTTAGAGCAGGGGGGTATGCCGCTGGCGGGATTATTCAAGTGCAGCAGACACAATTCACTGGCACTAATACCATTAGCACAACCAATAATGTTTGGAATGTAATAACAGATTTGACGGTTAACATTACTCCTACATCAACATCTAGCACAATTATGTTACAACTATTTTTAGGTTGTTGGGAACACAGTGCTGCTGATGACCACATGGCTTATTTTGCTTTCTATAGAGATAGCACACTTTTAGTTGCGCCAACGGCTGGTAGTAGGCTTGAAACAGTTGGAATGGGTGCGACAAACTACATTGATGATGACAACCTTTCCACTCCTGCTGTTGCTTGGATAAACTATTTTGACACGCCATCAAGCACAAGCCAAATAACATACAAAGGTGCAATGATGGAATTAAGCAATGGAACATTTTATTTAAACAGAACTGCACAAGATACAGATGCGTCAGGACATGAGCGTTCTATATCTACTATTGTTGCAACAGAGATAGCAGGGTAATCAAATGCCATACATAGGTAAATCCCCAGAGTTCGGTGTTCGCAACCGCTTTGTCTACCAAGCAACTGCTGGTCAGACTAGCTTTAGTGGTAGTGACGCAGACAGTAAGACACTGACCTACGCAGATAGCTTGTACCTAGACGTGTATCAGAATGGTGTGCTACTCAAGCCGGGTACAGACTACACTGCTACAACAGGCACTAGCGTTGTACTGGTCACAGGGGCATCCCTGAATGACGTAGTTGAGATGGTAGTCTACGATGCGTTTAGCATTGCGAACTCGTACACCAAGACTGAATCAGATACTCGCTACCCATTCAAGGGCAACAACAGCATCATCCGTCTGAACGGTCAGACCATCAGCGCAGACATTACGATTGACAGCGATGAGAATGGCGTGAGTGCAGGGCCAATCACACAGTCTGCTACCGTGACTGTTAACGGGTATTGGAGCATCGTATGACCAGTGTACTGAATGTAGATACTATTGCAGATAAGGCTGGCACTGGCCCTGTTGGGTTGACCAAGCAATACGCTGCAAAAGCATGGTCAGCCTTTGATGGTTCAGGAACTGTAGCTATTGATGGTTCAAACAATGTTTCAACATTAACTGATAATGGAACTGGTGATTATACAATAACTCTGACCAATAGCATGGCAAATGTAAACTATGCTCCTGTAAGTTCTTGTAATTATAATGGCACTTCTCCTGATTTTGTTGGGGCAACCGTAAAAACAGTAAACACTACACGATTTAAGTCTGCTCACGATAGTGGTACTATAACAGACATGGACGACATATACGCTACTTGGGATGGAGACCTCGCATAATGGCAAGCATACTTAAAGTAGATACAATTACAGGTATAGCCACCGCTGGGTCTATTGCGATTACTGGCGAGGGTAACTCGACCACAACGAATTTGCAACAAGGGTTGGCAAAGGCTTGGGTAAAATTAAATCAAACAGATGGCACTGCCACAGATAGTTTCAATGTAGCCGGTGTGTCGGACGATGGCACTGCATTAGGTTCTTACACGTTTACTAATAACATGAATAACGATACTTACTGTCTTTCTGCTATGGGTGGAAAAAATGATTACATACAGTGCAACACAGTTAGAACTGATGCAACTCCAGATTCTACAAGCGGTGTATCCTCACTATTAAACGGTAATTATAACGGTGCTAACAACGACACTAAGCAGATGAACAGCGTAGTATACGGAGACCTAGCATAATGGCAAGCGAACTGAGAGTAAACACCCTGAAGGATGCCAGTGGTAACAACTCTGTTGCCATGAGTACAGTTGCAGAGGGAAGTGCGAAGGCTTGGGCCAATGTTCCCGGTGGTGGTGGAAGTTTTAACGATAGTTTTAACACGAGCAGTCATGGTGATACAGGCACAGGTGATGGTGTAGTTAATTTTAGCAACAATATGTCAAATACTAATTATGTTGTAACCAGTGGTCTTTCTCTTACTTATGTTAACAATGCATATAGTTTAAGAATAGTATCAGTAGGCGGCACAAGAACCACATCAAGCTATGTAGAACAAGTGGGTCAAGGCAATTCTAGTTGTGTTTTTCTGTTTGAAGATAGAAACAGAATGACCTCAGTAAATGGAGACCTAGCATGAGTAAAGCAGCAGAACTAGCCGCACTGATAGGTTCTCAAACAGCCCTGTCAAACAGGAATCTGATTATCAATGGTGCGATGCAGGTTGCCCAGAGGGGTACTCAAACAACGGGAGTTACCACTGCTGATTATCATACTGTTGACCGTATTAAACTTAATGTAATTACTTTAGGCACTTGGACTGTTGACCAATCAACTGATGGCCCAGACGGTTTTTCTAATAGTTATAAAGTAACTTGTACAACCGCAGATGCTTCACCTGCTAGTAGTGATTTGTGTTTAATACAAACAAGTCTTGAAGGTCAAAATCTTCAAAGTTTAGGTTACGGAACATCTGCTGCTAAAAGTATGACTCTTTCGTTTTATGTTAAATCAAACAAAACTGGCGCAGCAAATGCTTATCTATACTCGCCAGATGCTGGTAAAATTTATTCATACACATACTCAATTACTTCTGCAAATACATGGCAATTCGTTTCACAAACTATACCTGCTGACACTGCTAGTTCAATTGGTAATGATAATGGAGAAGGACTGCGAGTTGTCTGGGCATTAAACAGCGGGTCAAATTTTACAAGCGGAAGCGTTGGTGGTTGGAAAACTTTTAGTGAAACACACGTAAATGTTAATAATCTAGGAGTAGGCGGTGCAACTAGTGACTATTTTCAGCTAAGTGGCATCCAGCTAGAAGTAGGCGAACAGGCCACACCATTTGAGCATCGGTCCATTGGAGATGAGTTGCATAGGTGCAAGCGTTATTTTCAACTGGTTGAGCCAAACTCTATTTATAGTTCGTACGGTGCAACTTACAACTATGTTCACTGGACTTTTTCTCCAGAAATGAGAGCAAATCCTACTCTGGCTGGCACTATGGGTGGAACTGTAGATGGGGTTAATACTAGATTTGCACAAAGATACAGTGCAGGTAGTAACTATGCTTATTTTAAAGGCTCTTCAACCAGAGTAACAGCAGATGCGGAGTTATAAATGGATATCACATCAGCACAATACATCAGAAACAGAGATGACACTGATAACATAGCCATTGCCGCAACTATTGACGGTGAAACTATGGAAGTTCCCCTTGACCCAGCCAACCGCCACTACGCAGCCATCCTTGAGTGGGTAGCTGAAGGTAACACCATTCAGGATGCAGACTGATGAAGCCCGATGATATAGCGATAGGTATCGGTGGTATCTCTGCACCGTTTTGGTTGCCCGTGTTAAATCAGTGGATAGCACTTGCAGTGGGGATTCTTACCATAACATATCTGGTTATCAAGATAATTAATGCGACAAGGAAGTAAGTGTGTCGTCGAATATAACAATATCCCCCGGTGGTGGTAGCGGTGGCATTCAAGCTGGATTGCCCGGTTTTGGTGCAAAAGGGCTGCCAGCAGGAACAGCAAAACTAAATCAAGGCAATCAGGGAAATACTAACATGGCAACAAAGCCTGTAAATACCAAAACGACCAAAGGTAAAACTGGTGATGAACTAGAAGAAGCCACGATTGCACAAGAGGCACAACAAGCGGACCTAGCTGAATCAACCTTACCTACCGGCGCAGAAATAACTCCTAAAGAACAGAAGGTACAAGCTGATGAACTTCTGTCCCAAAATACTGTTGGCCCTGCGCCACAGGTAGCACCAGCTATTCCTGTTACTGCTCCCACACAGCAAAACCCAGCAGCGTTTCAAACTGCCACATATCAAGCATCACAAGCTGCTCCTCAAATCGGACAAGCCCAAGCAGCCCAAGGTCAACTTTCTCAAGATGCACAGATGCAAGCAGCACAGGGGCAGGTTGGACAACAGAGTATAGCGCAAGCAGCAACACAAGAGTTAGACCAAAGAGCCACAACTCAATATCAACTTGGTCAGTTGATGAACTCTATAAACTCAGGTGGGCCTCTTCCACCGTGGGCTTCTCCTGCTGTTCGTCGTGTCAATGCAATCATGCAACAGCGCGGGTTGGGTGCGTCTAGCATGGCTGCAGCAGCAATTACACAGGCCGTCATGGAGTCTGGCATACCGATTGCACAAGCGGATGCAGATAAATACGCCACTATACAGCTACAAAACCTAAACAACGAACAGCAAGCTGCATTACAGAACGCTGCAACGTTTGCTGCAATGGACATGGCAAACTTAAACAATCGTCAACAAGCCGCTGTAAACAACGCTAAAGCTTTTCTGTCTATTGACTTACAAAATCTTACAAACGAACAACAATCAAATACGATTACATATCAGTCGAAGGTAAGCGCACTCGTATCGGATGCTGCTGCTCAAAACGCTGCAAAACAATTTAATGCAAAATCTGAAAACGATATACAAGAGTTCTTTACTGAACTAGGCGCAAATATAGAAACAGCAAACATACAGCGTTCGATTGCTGTGCAGCAATTTAATACGTCTCAATCTGCTGCACTTGAGCAATTCAACGCACAAATGGAAGCACAATTTGAACAATTCAACGCGAATATGCGTCTTGAAATTGACCAGAGCAACGCTATCTGGAGACGCAATGTAAATACACAGAACACAGCAAATCAAAACGAAGCAAACAGACAGAACGCTCTTAATTTACTTGGCATCCAACAAAACGCACTAAACAATTTATGGCAGTTGTATCGAGACAAGGCTGCGTGGGCTATGCAAATATCTGAGAACGACAAAGACCGCGCACACAACGCAGCAATGCAAGCAGCATCCTTCAGTCAAAACGCTTCATTGTACGATGATAAATTTGACGATTTCTTGATTATCAAGGCAATCGATAACATATTTGGATAGAAGATATGAGTTGGTTATCAAAAGCAGTAGGTGGAAATACACTAAAGTTAGGTGCAACCATATTAGGTAGTATGGTTGGGAAAGAATACTTGTTTGGAGAAACCGTTGATGGTAGGTACAGTGATGAAAGTATCATAGGAAGTGGGTTTAACAAGCTAGGTATTCCAGCGTTTGGTAGTACTAAGGTCGGTTCGTTTCTGTCTCCTTATCTAGAAAAAGGAAAAGACTTTATTGATTTTGGCACGGAACTAGCAGAGGGGAAAAGAAGGAGTTTACAATTTGAAGACTTGCCTACCGTTCCTCGAATATCTGCGTCTGGTGTAAATACGAACACTAATTTTCAAGCGAGTAGAGCGAGGATGATTCCTTTAGGTAACAACGGCAAAGTAAACAGCGCACTAGCCAATCCTCGCGTACAAAACTATCTAGCTAAACGTGCTAGAATTATGGGTTTACCATCCATTCAAACAGCTAACCCAACAGTCACCACTAAGGCATCACTTGCCAGCACAACCTCTGCAAGAAGACGCGCACGTGCCAAACTAACAGGATAAATTATGCAAGATAAAATTACTGCACTTGCTGCCCCACCGGGCAATTCTCTTACTGGACCACCGGGTAAGTGGGCATGGGAGCAACCTGCTCGTTTTCCTAATCCTGATGATGCGATTGACCACATTACAGAAAGCATAGGAAACGGTCCTGCACGGGGGGATATGTTAAAGTTAATGTTGGCTGGCATCACTGTTGAAGAGTTGGTAGACCAAGTTGCTTTTAAAGGATTTATGGCGGGTGCGTTTACTCCAGATGTGGCTGAACTAATCAAGCCAGCAGTTGGTGTGTTTTTGTACGACATGGCTGTACAAGAAGGGTTCGAACCTGTGATGTTCGTACAAGAAGAGGAAGACCCAGAGGGTAATGTAAAAGAAGGTGCGTTCTTTAACATTATGCAACAACGTAATCCTGAGTTGTATTCTGCTATGGAAGAAGAGAGAAACAGAAAATTACGCATGAATTACGAAGAAGAAAACAACTTTAGAATTGATGTTTCTCCACAGGGATTTATCGCTACTGAACAACAGGAGCAGGAATAATGGCTGATTTGTTTTCACTTGGGTTGTACGCTCTCACTGCAAACTACGGTAAAAAACGCAGAGCCAAAGCTGCCGCTGCTGCTGCTAAAGCAGAGATGACACAAGAAAAAGAAATAATTGATTATGAACTTCAAGCAGATATTAAAAAGAAAAAGGCAGAGCAAGAAGCTGAAGACCTTTCTAAGGTACGAGATGTAAGACTTCAACAAAGCAGGGGTCTGTACATAAATACAGAAACAGGTGATACGCAAGAACTAACAGTTCTTCCGGGAGCCATGCCACCTCAGAATTATGAAAAAGTTGCAGGGCTTTCCGCTGACGGAAATAGTTATATTTTTGCTCATGAAGTTAAAGCCAAACTAAATCAGGAACCTGCGGGAACACAACTTTTTTCTGGCCTTGACCTGAATAATAATCAAATTATTGGAACTAGAAAAGAGTTAGATAAATTAAATCCTGATTGGAACAAAGGTGGTTTTGCTCGTCAGATAGGGCATATTAAAGCTGACGGTACAAGGCAAAGATATAGCGTAGATGACCAAGTAGCCGCGTTTGGAATGGCTGTTGATAGAGGTTACAGAGTAGGTGACAAAATGTTTACTATTGACCAACGACCACAAGCTGTAACAGAAGCCATACGCACAGGAGGTATTCTTCAATCCTACATAGCTAACATAGATGCTAATATGCGTATTATTGGTCAGCCAAAATTTACACAAGAAGAGTTTGACAAGGATGCTCGTAAGGGAGACCCTCTGTACGACGTTATTGTTCCTGCGGTATTTAAAAATGGCAAAAAGGTATCAGATAGTATAAAATATTCAAGAGTTGATTCTGACCGTTTAACTGAACTAGAAGCACAACATGGCGCACAAAGCATAGTTAAATTAAGGTACAACACGTACCTAGATTCAAAAGGTAAAACTATTTCAGAACGTACAGTGTTAGCAGAAAGAATAATTCCAGAGGCATTGGAATATGAAGACATTACGTACGAATGGCTGATGACAAATCCCGAAGGTAAGGTACAAAGGTACAGTGCTTCAAGCTTTAAAGATATGGAAGATATGTTAGCACAAAATGGATTGGATGTTGCCACACACGACTATACTAAAATTAAACAAAAGTACAAAGGCTCTCAAAAGGTAGGCGACCCTGAATCTGAATTTATAGACGGTAAGGAACAAGAGAGGGCGATTGCTACCGCTGTTAACAAGGCAACAGGAGCGACAGTTCAAGTCTATGCAGATGATGAGTCTGATTTTAACACACCAGTATTTACAAGCGTTTTTGATAACATCACTGTCATTGGCAAGGGAAAAGTTGGCGTAGTAAACGGCACTCCCTCTATTGTTAGTCCTATTGACCGGGATACGATTGAAACTACAGCAATTCGTGTTAACGGTGAATTAAAACTTGTTGATGACCCTTCTCTTACATCAGAGGATAAAGCAACAGCAACAGAACTTATAGATGTAACTGTCGAACAAGGCACAGGTAGGATATTAAAAAGCAGCCGACCAAACGCATCAAATTACAGCACTATGGCTAGTAAAGTAAACGGACATATGGAACAAATGCCGTTTATAGAAAACGGTAAAGTTGTTTTCTTTGGGGGTATGAAACAGGACAGTATTCCACAACAACGTGCTACGATGGTACAAAAACTTACTCCGTCTCGTATCGAAAAGATAAACAATCGTGAAGGACATGCAGAAGAATACGTTCGAACTTTTGCACCTGTGCTATACTCTTTGTACGAACAGGAAAAAGCCAAGTCAGAAGATGAGCGTCGTAGAAACAATGCCTTGAATAGAGATGCTGCAATTCCCCCTCAAGAATTTAAACCTCTGGTAGAGAAAGTGTTTGATACTACAAGACCGATGCTTGAAATTAAAGGTATGCGGGAGGCTCTTGAACAGTACGATAAAGTTAGCTTTGACGATGCGTTTACAAATATGGAACAGTTTATTTTTAGCAACACTGACCCTGCTTTAGGTGAAACAGCCGAAGTAGTTGTTCTGCCTGAAGATTACGCACTGAGTCCAAATCAAACGCACATTCAACCTGTGCATAATCAAAAAGTACGTTTGATTCCTACTTCTGTTCCAGCAGCACAAAGAGATAATTATAGCTATTTGCAATCTCATTACATGCAAGTACAAGGCTT